TAAACCAGCATTCAATGTTTTTAGCTTGTCTAGCGCATAACGTAAAGACTTGCCCTTTGGCTACCGGACAGGCGCACAAAAGAATGTCTCCCACAACTTGCGGAGTTGTAAAGACGTTTATGTTCGTTGTTTGGGCTGAGGCAATGCAAGTGGCAGTGTCTGCCGTAAACCTTATGCACGCGAAGCCATCAGTTGGGGCAACTCCGTTGAAAACAGAACTCCATCCGTCAATAACCGTAGTTGTCGGAGTAAGTATCACGTTGTTGGTTGAAGGCATTGCCTGATGTCCTACAAGCTCGGATTCCTGTTTGCTGTAGAACCTGCTCAGCAGGAGGCTCAGAATGTTTTTCAGCATAATGCGCCTCCTGTTTGGAGGTTATTTAGACGATTCGTTGCGAACAAAAGTAAGGTTCCCCGAACCCGAGTAGACGCCAAGATCCGCAATGATTGTGTCACCCTTCTGTATCGGGATCGAGGCCCATTTCCACCCACTAGTGACGTTAGTGAGATAGCTAACCTTTCTTGTGGAGTTTTCAAGTCTGAACCACTTATTGGCGACGTCATTAGCCCCTCCAATCTGAAACACGGCCCAACCACTAAATGGGGCAATGATATCTTGTTGACCTCCTCCCTGAACGTTTTGGTTCTGTACTGTTGTACCCGGCCCACATTGGTAAGCAATGTCAGGATACTTGCTTTTGAGAAAACTTTCGGCGAAAAGTTGAACGAGGGCTTTAAGCATGACAGAACCCTCCGAACAAATATATTATACCCCCCCCGATGGTTTTCACTAATCGGACGGTAACTTGCTCTAGATATCGGCCATAAACAGAAAATAGCTGCCCTTTTGAAACGGGCGTGAATAAATTCAGGATTTCACCTCCCGGATTAGATGTCCCTGTAGTCGTAATTTGCAACGCCTGAGTATTTATCTGGAAAAATCCTTTATCGGATGTAGTACGGCCCGTGGCCCAAATATAACCATCTGATACCGCGGTTGAATTAGATAAAACCGGTCCCCAGTTGTCTACTGAAGCTGAAGGGTTGTAGTCTACAGGTACTGCCGAGCCGGGCTTAGAAGCGTGTCCCGCCTGTGCTGGTGTCGTTCGGCTATCGAGTAGCCGTTGAATTAAAGATTTCAATAAGGCCATTTAAAAACCTCCTTGTCTCATAGATTGTCTTGCGTCAACTTTCTGCTGTAGCTCGTAAGCCAAAGCCGCGGGAAACTCAGGCCACTGGACGAACGGGAAACCCTCGACTTCAGGCAGGTTTCTTAAAGCCTGTCTGTAGGTTTCTAAGGCAGTTCTGTCGGCGTCCTCAAGGGCAGAACGTTTGGCTCCTGCTGATCTCGCAACAGTAATATCCGGCAGTTTCACATAATCGTCTGTGTCGCTGATACGAGCGTTTCTTTCCGCTTTGATTTCCTTCGCACAACGCTCTTTGCAGAAGTCGTCGGAGTTCTCAGGAAGATTAAGTTCCGCATAGAAACAACCGTCTGAACTTTTATACAACACCTGATTAATCTTCTCTGTGCGAACTGCAAAGTTTTGACCCGCTTTAAACTTCACCGTAACTTTTCCGATCAACGGGCTATCCAGAGCATCAATTTTTAAGTTGTCATTTTTCAGATCCGGGGTCGTGAATGTGTAAAGCTGCCGATTTCCCAAGAATCCTTTTGGTTTCTTAATTACCTCGATCGGGATTTCTTCCGTAACATAACCAAAGCGGAGGTATTTCTTTTCCACCTTTGCCGTTATTGGTTCCGGACAAGGCTCAACATAAAACCCAGCAGCATCAGACAAGGCTGTGAAGCGTCCGCCTCCCAAATCGACCCCATATTTTTGAATCGGCCTTCCTAATGCCTCTTGTAGATATTTCTTTTTAACTTCTTCTAAAGACATTTTTTCTCCTTACGATGCGTTCTGTTGAGCTTCGATTGCATCAATCTCTGCTTGAGTTACCCCATTTTCCAAACACAACTCTTTGAAAATTCCTACCAGATAGGCCTCAACCGCGGCGAGAACGCCGATGTTGGTTCGTGCCTGACTTTTAGCTGTATCGGATAGCGTTTGCTCTGTGGTCAAAACCACAGAATTGATGATTTCTTCACGGGTTTGAGCGGCCGCTGCATTGGCTGCGCTCTGAGCCTGAGACGCATAACTTTGGATTTGAGCTAAAAGAGACTGAGCCTGCTGCACTACAGCGACCGACTGCGATGATCCTTCCGCCTGCAGCTGATCGATGTAATCAGACAGCGCTGATTCCATTTGCTGTAAGGCACTGGCGATGTCATCCTGAACGTCTGACTCCTTGGCTTCAATAGCCGCAATCTGCGTGTTTCCCGCCAGCTGGATCTCCAAGATTTTTGCCGCAGTCTCAGTTACGACTCCATTGGCCGAGGCTTCGGCTCTATTTGCTGCGGCTTCGGCAGCTAACTTGTATTGCTCGGAGGCTGTAGCCCGGGATCGGAAATCCTCGAAGATGTCAGCCAACTGGTGAAGGTTGTTTTCATCCGGCTCGAGTCCGGCACCTTCGATCACGGCCATAAATTCTTCCGTGATCATGTGGTGCCAATAAGCACCTAACGTCGTAGGCAGTTTCCCGATTGAGCGATCCCCGTCCTGAGGGTAGCCGTAGGAAGGATTTTGAGGCGGGGAGGGCGGCGTAGGAGATGCATCCGCGTAATAAAGCCTTTTCATTGTTTATTCCTTTTGAGCATTAAAAAAGCTCCTTTCGGAGCTTGTTAAATATGGATGTAAACAGGCGCTCGGCTCGCCGGCGGCTGAATATGCCCGGTTCGTCCATAGACAGGAGAGCAGCGGTTCGCGTTAAATTCCACCTTAAAGTGTTGGTCGTGAGAACCGGATTTTGAGCCTTGGTTATTGCGTGTATATGTTCTCCAAAAGGCGCCTGACACCATGCTGGTGTCGTTGTCATAGGCATTGAAGTCACCAATTACGCCGGAGATCCCGGGGGCGCCTGAGTCAATATATTCTCCCGGGCGCACGTTAGAGCCCCAGAGCACTCTGTCTAATAGGTACGGCACATTGAACGTCGTACTTCCGTTGCCGGCTCCCCAAGTCGTTCCAATGGCCTTAAAAAGACCTGAATAGGCAGACCTGCTCACAGCTCGACCATCACAAAGAAGCCAGACGGGACTGTTAATAAAATTGCCCGTGTAAATAATGAATCCCGGAGGAAAGGTTTCAAACTTATCTACCTTCCCGGATACAGCATTGATCATACCGGTCAGCTTTTCTTCCAATGCGGCCAGTCTTGCTTCAATACTCTGATTAAGCTGGTTTAAGGTGTTCCTCTCCGGGTCTATTCCGCCTCCGACGATCGCGTTTCTAATTTCCTCGGTAACTGCGTTGTACCAAGGAGCTGTCGGAACCGTCGCCAATTGGCCGCCGCTGCTGGACCCGTCGGTCGGGTATCCTGAGGGAGCATCCGCTGCAAAGCTGGGCTCCACTTGAACGACCCTAGCTCCGTAAACTCTGTCCATTTTCTAAACTCTCCTGATTCCAATATCCGAAATAAAGTTTCGTGTGAGCAGGTGCGTACCGTCTAATCAAACACTCAAGCACGGAGTCTCCCCACCAAGCCAGAGGCTCCTTTACTTCGCCAGTCACCAAGTGCCATTGAAGTGTGTTGTTTGATCCGCCTAAGACATTTACGCGCCAGGTATGGGGCCAGCTCTCTGCAGCTAAAACATCGTTGACATGGCTCATTACGTTGTATTGGTAAAACTCGTCGATTACGATGCTGTAGCCAAACATCGCTGCCAGATCGATAAAGAACTGCTTGTTTTGTGCTCCGACTGTTGTCATCTTCCAAAGCAACAGCCTTCGCAAGGTTGGCATGTCGGTGGCGCCCCAAAGTTTGAGACATTCATCCGGCAGTCCCCATTCAGCCAACCAATCCGGAAATGTCTCGATGGCAAAGCGAGGATCGGCCTCCTTAATCAGAGCGTTTGCCCGGGAATCAATTCTCGCCAACTCTGTGCCCCAGACTTCAAACATCATGGCGTACAGACTGGTTGAATCGCCTCTCGGCCAAGCGGGGCCGGGAGGGAGGAGCTCTTTTAGCATTCCCACATATTCATGAGCGGTTACTGCCATGTGATTTCTCCTAATGACAACAATTCGTTATTGCTGTCCGGAATCGGATCGGACGTTGGAAGAACAACCGTATGATCTTCTTCTCCTAATGCAGCACTGATTGCCGCTCGGATATGAGAAAGATAAATTCGCTGTCCCGGAGCGCCCTCACGAGCAAACAGATCTCGAAGTTCCTGCTGAACTGCCGCTCTAACTTCGGCGTCATCCGGAAGAAGCCCGGATATTTTGATGTTGACCGGTTTAATCTCAGGCGCGTAAACATAAAGGTGAGCAGTCACAGGTCTTAGCCCGTCAATGTGGGCAAAGACTTTATCCAGCATTGCTTTGTCCGGAACAATGTTTTCATAACCGTCACAAACAAAACGGACCGTAACAGTCCCTTCACCTTTTTCCTGAGGAAAGCACCACGCTCTGGTGACGCCAGGAACCTCGAGCGCCCATTGAACGTAGTCCGAAGAGGATCCTCCGCACGGAGTCTCGCGAACCCTGCTTAAGAGACGCGCCCGCAGGCTGTCATCACTTTCAGCTTCCGAGCCGCCTCCGAGCTTAATAATTTCGACTTCGCTGAAAACACCAATAATCGGAGAAACCAGTGTCAGAACATCACCGTCCTGCTGATTTCCAAAAACACCGTCATTTAATGCTTCCACGGCGGCTTTTCCGTCTGAGGCAACTGCCCCGGTCGTTTGGTACTGGACACCGTCATCGGATTGAAGGATCGTACCGACAGGGACGTTTACCAAGTCAGCGGAAAAACTAAACGTAACTGTCCCAGCCGCTCTTGTTGCCTTCTTTCTCAGCAATCCGTAAATCGATGCCCACCGATCCAGATACTCACTTTCTGCCGTATCGAAAAACTGTTGTCTATTCAGATAACTGATGTATCCGTATAACGAATGGGCTGCGCCGGCTAAAACGCGATCAAAAACTTTGGCGTTTGATCGTCTTAACTGAGGAACCGACAGGCGGCTCTGTGTTTCGCCGTCCAATCGGTCAATAATTTCCTTCAGCATCGGTCTTTCAAAACTCATAATTCGCTCCAAACATCCGCGAAACGAGCTGTTAAGCTCTTCCCGTCAGGACGAACAATTTCAATCTGAAGATTTAGGCGCTCAAAGCTATCGAGTTCAGCGGCTGCTTTAATTTCCGCTGCAATGTTGTCATCCAGCATCCACTGCAGAGCCTCCAATGCGTACTCTTCAGCTAACGCAATATCTTCAGAAGTACGACTGGAGCGCATCAGCAGCCACAGCCGGGAGCCGAACTTATCTCCTTCATCGGAGTAAGAATCCGCCCACCAGCCCATCTTGGATTCACCCGGTTTTTCGTCATCTTCTTCTGCCCGCGCCCACGAAAAAAGGCTGTTCACCACAGCCCTTGCTAAGTCATCCCTTGCGAAGTCGGTTAGGGTCGCCTCAGCACCATTTAGATAAAACTGCATCGATCTCTACCAATTAAAAAATTCGCTGCGATTACATCTTTTGATCCGGAGAAGGCCCTCCGTTATGCGTGTGACTGTTGTAAGTTCCTCGCATCCCGGACATTGAATAAGCTCCCCCTTTGTCTTTGACGTCGCCTTCGGCCACGATATTTCCGCCTACTTCCAAATTTCCGGTACATTTTGTGAGCGGCGCGTCCACAAGCACAGACGACGTTGTTTTGACTGTCACCGGGCTGTCTACTCCTTCAACTTTTATTCCGTCTCTGGAGAGGAAGACTTCTCGACCTAAGTCATCAAAGACGACTACCTCGCCGTCTTTTAGGTTGACAGGTCGATATCGTCTATCAGTGACCACCACCGCAATCGTATGGTCGCGATCCCCGCCCAAGGACACGGCCAAGGCTTCAGCATCCTGCAGAGACCC